CGTACTCACTGACGTCAGAGCAGTAGACAAACTTGCTGTTGAAGGCCTCCGCCATCTGCTCTGGAGTGTTAACGTGAAACGTAGCAGGATACTCGTGGAACATGGCGCGCATATGAGCAGTAGCCACGATCTGGAGATCGCAGTTGACGGCCCACGGCCCGGCATCGATAACACGTACCCGGAGGGCGGAGTAACCGTCCCAGACCCGGCCGAACAACTCCACACGCTTGTCGGTCTCAACACGCTTGCCTTTGGCTCCACCAGACAGAGCGTATTCGAGATCGTTCGCATAACGAACTTTCCCGAACTCGTCAATCTGGAGACGCTTCTGGACGTACATGCCATACACGATCTCGTAGTCGTTGGCTAGGCCGTAGCAGTCCGCCGATTCCACCATGCGGAGAAACCGGTCGTACCGTTGAGGCTGGGTCTTCCACTGTACGTAATCCAGTTTCCACTGGACACTGTGGGTGAAGCGACGCATACCACCGGCACTGGCCTTTGGCACGTTCACTGCGCTTGGCAACGCTCGGCTCCAGAAGTCCTTCCACACCATCACGGCGATCTCACGTTGGCGCGGGGAGTATCCGGCAGGCAGCTTGAGGTTCTCGCGAAACAGAGTGTTGTCGACAAGCTTATAGCTCATTGGGGTCTGCATGTACCCGGCGGGACACTTCAACTTGTCGAAGTTGGCATGAATGCCGGTGCGAGTGAAACCGTCAGCATTAAGGTCAACGGGCAACTTGGCGTTCCATTCCTCGACACAGGCCCCGAGAAACTCGAGGAAGTCGGGGTCGAACGACCAAATGCCCGGAAGTACCTCACGAGGCTTACGGTCCACCAGTGGCACGGCGTGTTGCGCACGGCCGTTGCTGAAGAGTTCACCGAGTGGAGACCTCGGCGACACCCGATTCACGGGCTTGTGACGAGAGAAGTACGACTCCGGTTTGTGGAGACCGAAGACGGCTGGCGCCTCTTTAACTCGCTGTTTTACGGCGCTAGATGCGCGGAAATCACTCATCGACATCGCTGTCATCTCCGAGGTTACTATGGGCACCGGACCCGATCCCGTCGTTGTAGCGTACGCGGCCGTCCGCTCTGCGATAACGATCGGACTCAACGTCCGTTTCCGAACGATTAGCCGCAGCGACCTGTGCTGCGATCTCTGCCGCTGCGCGGAGTTCCGAGACGAACGTTCCGTACGACGCGCGTTCACGAGAGAACGTTGCATCGTCGAACCAGACACCGTACTGCGTGCTCGGAATGCCAAACAACGGCTGCGCGGTGCGCCCGAACAGCTCGCAATGATCGCAGAACACCTCGAGCATCTCGGCCTGGTCCTCGCGGAACAGTACGACGGAACGCTCTTGCACCGAACCGATCTCAGACAGGTCGGAGATGGTGGTGTACTCGAAGATCTCATCCTGAGGCACCTCGGTTCCCAGAGGTCCCACAAAGATCACCGGAAGATCGGACTTCTTTGGCATACCCGCGGAACCCATAACGTCATCGACGTAGTAAGAGATATCGGTTTTCATTTTTCCTCCATTTTCGCAAGATCGGAACGGTCAGTGCCATTGGTCATGCTACTGCCGTATAACGCCACACCACCCAGGAGGTGGCTAACGGGAATGCGAGCCGAATTCGGCTGCGAGCGAATCACGATGTGATCGCTTAAACCAGCCTCACTCAGAGAAGTGAGTGCAACACGCACCGCCTCCGGACGGACTGTAACAACGCCGTCGTCAACGTCCAACGTGAAGAGAGCCTGTCCGGTAAGGCTAGATATAATGGTAACCACGATTCACCTTTCCTTCTTCGTCGGTGCTTAGCGTAACGACATGCTTACGCACGGATCGCTATTTTCACTGCCCCACAGACGGGACACTCGACGGACGAACGCTTGAGCGGCGCGATCAATTGGAAGGCTAAACCCCACAAGTGACCGTTTGAAGTTATACCACTCAACAGCGTATGACCCGACGGCGC